TCTCCTATTATTAAATTTCCTACTGAATGATCTAATGTGCCTTCTCCTAAAATATATTCTATTAAATTAGCATTTTCAAATTGATCAAAAGTTTCTAATCCTATTGATTTTAGTTGGAAATAAACTAAATCTTGTGAAATACCTCTTTTATTATGGTGGTTATTTAATTCAGTTATATGTTTTATGTGAGTCCATAAATAATCAAAATGTTGACCCACCATATTAACAAAACCTACATATAAATTATTATTTGTGTTATTTTTTATATGTTCGGGTATTAATTTATGTAAGTTATAAGGGTTAGATTTATCATATAAAGAAGCAGATAATAATTGTCCTGAAGAATTAGGACTTGAAAAATTACTACCTAACCATGTTTTAGCTTCTGAAGAAGAAACTGAATATAATTCTTCTTTACTGTTTATTTTTGGCCAGGTGTATATATTTGATCCTGTTGTGTTATATAAAAACTGTTCATACCCATCAAAGTTTCTTACTACATTTTGAATTTTGTCTGTTATTTCTTTTTTTGATTCTAAAACAAACCTAGACCCTGAGGTAGATCCTATTATTGAATTTATTTCTCCTGATTGAGATTGGTATAATTCTATTAATTCTAATTTATATTTAAAATTATTTAAGCGTTCTTCTGCGCTACTAAAATGTACAAAGTTTTCAAAATGATAAGGAATGTCTGTGTCTTCTGTACTTGATGATACTGGTCTTATATAATCATATTCTATATTAGGTAATTCTTTATTTTCTAATTTATTTAAAAGTCTATCATAAGAAGAAGATACATTATATTTTAATAAGTCATTATATGTTTTATACGCAGAAGGTATAGAATTATGTTGTCTAGTATCTATTTTAAAGTTAGGACCCATTAATTCTATAGTGTCCTCTATTATTTCTAACTTACCTAAATCAATTTCAACAAAAAACCCATCTATTATTTCTTCAACTACTTTAAATTCAGAGGTTTTTTTAATTGTGTTAGGAAGGGGGTTTAAAGTCCTTATTAATAATTCATGTGTTAAAGTGTCTTTATTTAAAAGAACATTAACTGCTGGTATAATAACATCATTCCCAAAATTTAAGGAAAATTCCTTAAAATATACAGAGCTTCCTAATTCTGAAATAAAACTATTTACAGCTGTGTCTAATTCTTTGTTTTCTGCTTTTTTAGATATTGATCTTATTTCTGTTTTTGTTGAATCAATATCTTTGATGTAAAAGGGATATTGAGGAATAGCCATCCCTTTATCTGCATCAAATAATTCTGTATTGAAAATTTTATGTCTGTGGACGTTGAATTTTAATTTATATTTGCCAGATATGTATCCTCTTTGGTTTAAAACTTTTTCATAATCTATTAGTAATTCTGAGGTTGTTTGAGCTTCATTACCTGCGGGAAATTCATATTCTTCAAAATCATAATCAGATACAAGTAATTCATTTGATAAGCTATATATATGTAATTCTATTACATCTTCGGGCCTACCAAAAGTTTTTGATATAATTGTTTCATCTAATTCAAAATCAACATTGTCTTCAATTTGGTCTATAGTTGTTTCTTCTTTATCGGGTGAGGTTAGATTTTCTTCTAACTCATTTGCCCCAAGTAGTTTGTCATCATCTACAACGGGGGATGTTGATAATTTAGATTTATTATTATTTTTTGTTGATCTAGCCATTTATATTAAGTCGGTTTATACATATTAACTTCATAAAACGATATAAATAAATCTTGAAGTCTTGTAATTGGGGGTCCATCTGATATAGCGTCTAACCCCCCAGACCATAAAAAAATAATAATGTCTGCGTCTTTTAAATCTTTCATTCCTAATCTATTTTTTATTTTACTATAAATAAGATAATCATCAGGTATTTTTCTTTTTTTTCCTGAATGCATATAATATTTAGGACCTTTAATATCTCCTTCTGAGCTAATACCCCCAAAACCAGACACATGTGATTGGTTATAATCTTTATGCATTAAAATAGTTCCATTAGAAAAATAAGGGTGTTCTCTGTCTGTTGAGTCTATTTGTAATTGGATTCTTTCTTTGTCTTTTTTTAAACTATTTAGTTGTACTGTTCTTGGATTATCTAAAGGTCCAATGTATTCTGTACTTTTTACTACTAAATCATTATGGGTTTGTTTTTTTAAATCATAGAAATTTTCATTGTATGTTTTAAAAAAAGCATTTGATGATTTTGGTTTTGGATTTAAACTTGAAAACCCCATATCATTTCCTAAAAGATTTTCTACATCTTTATATTTGTATACTTTTTTATTTAATATTAGTTTTTTCATATTAACAATCTAAACAGTTTTGAAAAGTACAACCTAAAGGAAGATCACCAGTCCCTACAGGTATAGATAAAAGAGCAAATTGTTGTAGTTGGGCCTCAGTAAAGGGGCAAAAATCAGGAACACTAGAATCATTATAGTCTTCATTTTCATAATGTGAATATAATATTTCTTGAATTTCTCCTGATAAACCATAATTACTCCCCCCCATACCATAAGGATTAAAATAATTTACTCCGTTACCAACATGAAAACCATTTAATCTTACTCTATCATCCCAAGAATCACTATCTGAAAGTGTTGTTAATCCTATAAATTTTACTTTATCTGTATCTACAGCTTCCCAATTAAATCTATCGTCCCCATATCCCTTTGCTCCTTTTAAAATAACTGAATATGAAAATGCATTTTGAATTATTGATTGTTGGGTTGTCCAAGCTGTACTATTTGTATTCATTATAACATGAATATCGTTATCATGAACTAACATTAATTTTTTACCATTATTAGCATTATCAGTTAATTTGTAAAAATGATGATGTCTATATATAGATGGATTATTGAGATGGGCGTTAATTATATGTATAATTGATTTTAAATAAACAACATATTCTCCCCCGACTTTTAGTATAGGTTGTCCATATATAGGGTAATTTCTATTATGAATTTCACCATATATAGTAGATACTCCGTAATTAGATGTGCCATAACTATCTTTTATAGTGTCACTACTAACCGTTATAGATCGAACATAATATTTAAAGGTTGGATTATTAAAATGCTCTACTAATTCATCATCTTGGTTTAAAGCCCCATAACAAGTATCATTAAAAGTTCCATCTAATTGCATGCAACTAGAATATATTTTTCTACAATTACCATATACTTCATCAAATCTTAAATCTGCAAGTATAGATTGGTTTGTTTTTGTATTGAACATTCTTCCTTGGTTGTCATTCCCTATCCAAATACGACCTTCTGCTAATAATACTCCTGAGTAATTTTTACCCCACCCCCATTCTCTTGTTCCTGTTTGTTGGATATCAGTATTGTAATCATAATAAGTGTTATATACGTCTCTATTTATTTGGTGTGGTATTCCCATTATTCCCCTTTCATGGTCATTTCTTGCAAATTCTATTATTTTCTTTTCTCCTACATTAATAGTTTCAGTTTCTATAGAATATTGTTCGGGATCACCTTCAAATGTATTTTTGATATAAGTAACAGTACAAGCATCATCATTATCGTCTTCTAACCAAAAATCTCCTTCAACTAAATCAAAGGAATCATCTACTTCTCTACCTTCACAAAAAAGATGTAATTCAAAATAAGGAAGTCTTTGATATATAGGACCATATTCTGCAGCAAAACTAGGCATAGACATTTGCCATTGATAGTCTATTGTAACTCCATCAGGGATTTGATTTAATTCATCAATACTTAAAAAATATAATTCACTAAAAGCTTCTCCCGGGGTTCTAAGAGATCTTCTAATTAAGTGATACATACCACCACTTCCAATAGCTCTTTTCATTCCGTCTTGCATAACATAAACTGTTCCCATACCTTGAAATTGACCATTATCATCCCCCGCTGTTAGAAAAGACCCATTAGGGTATTCAGAATTTGATGGGCGTGGGTTTTTTAATTTGTTTAGTTCTTCATTTTTTGCTTCTATTTCGTCTACTAAACTTTCTATTTGGTCATCTAAAACTTTATTTATTTGGGGGTATAAATAATCTGTGCTTTCTTTTATAATAGATTCATGGGAGTTTTTTCCTTTTTTTGGTATTATATAAAATGAAGTATCATATAAATTTTTTACAGATTCATCATTTATTTGGGGAGTAGATTTAGTTAAATTATGAAAAGACTTATTATGAAGTTTATTAGATAATTTATTACTAATTATTTTTTTTACTAATTTTATTTTTTCTTTTGCCATTATCTTACAACTTTAAAGAAATAATCGTCATCATAAATAGTTGTGCCATCATTATTCACATGCTTAAATAATATACGATAATATCTTTCTGGTTGTAAACCTTTCATGTATAATTTAAAGTACATACCTTCACTGTCAGCACTTAATTTTGTATAGTTATCATCAAAAGGGATTACTTCTTCTTCTGAAAAAGCGTCTCTAATACTATAATAACTAGTTTCTTTAAAATATCCTGTGTTTAAATAATTAGAACTTGTAACAAAAGTTCTTGTAGGATATTTATCTCTTACATGAATCCTAAAAAGAGCTTCATCATTTTGATTATATTCTTTTTTATTTCTATAAAGAGAAACATTTAATTCTCCTTCTAACTTAGCAGATGATTGATAATTATGGGTACTATCATCCCATTTAAAAGTTAATTTAGGAGGATGTATTGTGTGGGTATCTTGGGAAAAATATTGTAATTCACCAAAACTAGTAGATACATTAGATTCAACACTATCTATTTGTTTAATTAAAAATCCTTGGTTAGAAATTCCTGTTGGGTAATTAGCTCCATTAAAATAACTTTGGCTAAATTTTGTAACTATATCTGTTACATCAAAATTTGTGTCTAAATCATCTCCTCCTAAAAACTGTTGGCTTGCTTGAAACCCACTACCTGTATACCAAACTCCTCCCCCCGGTGTTATAGGACCTCCTACTAATGAAGAACTTACTATAGATCCTGTTGTTCCTGTTACTGTTTCATAATTATCTATTACAAATCCTTCTTCTACTGCAGATGTTCCTATTCCTCCTAAAGTTGAAGTTGTCCATGCTGTAGCTTCTATAGAATTATCTCTAAACTTCCAGGTGACCCCATTTGAAGCTGAAGGTAAATTGAAATATTTATTTGTACCTTCATTCCATGATTGTGAAATTGCATAAACTTGTAGTATATGGGTTTGTGTTAAATTTTTAGCTTGAGTTGAAGTTAATTGAAGATTTGCTTTAGAACCAGTACCGAATCCACTATTACCCCCTATAATATCTTGTATTATAGATGATATTTCTTCTTCTTTAAATTTAACTACAATTCTTGAGGGATAAAAATATTGGTCAGTTGTTCCTCTCTCTTTTACAAGTTCAAGTATTTCATCCCCTCCTGTATTCATATTTGTACGATCAGGGTGGCTATACAATGTAGCGTCATTTTCCGGAAATAAAAAGTAATATGCCATTTTAATATGTTGTTACACGTCCTTGAATATCAGCATTAGGATATTTTATTTCAAATATACTAGGGTCCATTGAAGGATAAATTACGTTATTTTTAGTTGCTCCCTTAAAACCATATTTATATTTTGAATACCCTGATTCTTCCCCACTTTTATTTTCAAATCTAACATCTTCTACTGTCTGTACTCCTTTTACTCCACCTATTAGATTTTCTATTTCAGAAATAATAATTGGTTGATTTATTTGCCATTTATCTATATTAAAATAATTTTGAAGTTCAGTGATAACAGCTAATAATACTTCTTGATTATTATAAGATTTGTATGTTGTGATTTCAAAATCCATACTAAAATTTATTACAAATGCATCTTTAATATTAACAGCATCTGTTAGCATTCTATATTGTTCTAAATAATTAGCTAAATTTATTTTAGTTGCTGTGTTTAAGGTTGTTATTTTTTTATCAATATCATATCCTAAAGTATATAAATTTAGAGCTAAAGGATTAGGTATTCTACCTGGTTCATTTGTTAAAGGTGAAGTTTGATCATCTTGAACTATATATGCTTTAGCTACTCTTCCTAATTGTGGGGGCATAGATAAAGTTCTAATTAAATAATCATCTCTTGTAACAGTTCTTTGTTGGGCTCCAAAATTAGCCATAGTATTCATCCTAATTTCTTCTATAGATTCTGCTCCTCCCCCTCCTCTTGCTGGTTCTATATTAGTAGATTGGATTGAAGCTTTTACAAAATTTAACATACCTTGATTTAAATTAGGTTTTGGTGTGATTTTTAATTCTCCTGAATTTACAATTGTGTTTGAATTTACATTAGCTTGCATACCCCCTCCTGATAAATATTTTACTGTTAATATTGTATTAGCTGGGACTTCTCCATAAGCTTTAGTGTATAAAAAGTTAGAAGGGTCATAAGATACATCTAATTTACTTCTTCCATCTAAAATCCCTAAACCAATATTATCAGGATTGGGGATAATTTGTTCGTCTGCTCTATCACTTACACCTGATCCAAACTGGATTTCCATTTTATTATTTGCTTTTATTCTTGTAGTAAATCTTTTAGGTACTTTTTTTAATTTAAGTAAGTAAGGGGTTTGGTGGTTATATTGATGTAATTCAGGGTCATTAGCTGCTTTATTTTCTACTTCTTCAAATTTAGTATCTTGGGCTAAATAAGGAACTTCATGATATTCATTACCACTACTATCTATAATTGATTCTATTGAAATAATGTTAGAATCAAATAAGTCTATAGTTAAATACCTTTGTGAGGTTCCAACTGAAAATGTTTGTTTTTTTACTTTGGCAGAAATGGCGGGTATTGTTTTTTTAAGTAAAAAATATTCTGGGTTATCTGAGCCATCATATTGGTATATACTTGTTATTGTAGGTTCAAAACTAGATGAAAAACCAAATCTAGCATCTTTTGTTATATAAAAAGTAGTACCATCTGTAGAAGAAAATGTAGAATCTGAATTTACATTTAAGGCATAATCATGATCGGGCTCATAGGACCCATCTATTATTTTTGAGGGTACTAATTGGGATATTTCTAAATTTACATAAGCCGCTGTTGTTACTTTAGGTCTGTAACCCATAGTATGAGCTATATTATATAAGTTTTCTCTTTCTTGTACTGAAGATAAAATTGATTCTTTTAATTGAGTATCAGTATAATAAGATAATACATCCCCCACATATGCTGCCATTTCTAAGAACATCATTCCTGGGTTACCTTCACTAAAATCATTAAAATTATTAGGAAAATATGTTTTTGTAAATTCTATTAATTTGGCTTTATAAGAATTATAATCTTTAGCTAAATAATTAACTTCTCTATCTTGGTTTTTATTTGTTATTTTTGAATATGCCATTAGTAATTACCGGTTTGTAAATTTAATTGTATTGAATCTAATGTTCCACTTAATAAAGACACGAAAGATATAGATACAAATAATGTTTGGTTATCTTCAGACATTGATGAATTTACACCTACTACCTGAATGTTAGGTACATAAAAATCTGCTTGTGTTCTTATTCTGGCTTTTAAAGATCCTAAATCTAGTTTTTGATCAAATAATAAGTGTTTTAACCCAACGCCAAAATCAGGTAAATTTATTCTTTCACCAGGAAATGTTAATAATACATTAATAAGATCAGATTTTGCTTGTTCTGTAAGAGTATCTGTGCTAGCAAATAAATTTGTTTCGTCCAAGGGGAAAGCTACTCCTATCTTAATATTATTAAGATCTCTTGGGTCTTTTCTTATTCCTTGTACTATGGCCATTATTAATTATTTTTCTTGTTATCTATTGCTTTCATTAAACTACTGTAATCTCTTGTAACTGCATTTGCTACTTCAGGAGGCATACCTGTTGTATCCATAGACATAGGAGCTCCTGAGGCAAAAGGTTTTGATAAACTTACGGGTGAATTCGATGATTGTGTGTTTGTGTCCCCCATTGCTGTTTCATTTAAGAGATCATTTAAGGTTCCATCACTTACAAAATTTCTTTTTTGTTTTATAGGTTTAGTACCCATGATTTTTTCTCTTAAAGAATGCTTTGATACAGGTTGAGTTGTAGGATTTTCATTTGATACCTCTACTAAATTTGTTTTATGTTCTATTATAGTAGGTTTTAATTCATCACGTAAATCTTCTTTAAGTGTTTTAATTTCTCTGCGTAACGCATAATCTATTTCTTCTCTAACTACTTTTCTAATTAGATTTTCAAAAGTTTTTGCTTTCATGTTAATTTGTTGTTTGTTATAAATATAAATTTTTTCTAAATATTAATTATTTTAAAACTAATATTGTATTTTAATACCCATTCTTTAGTTTCTTTTTGTAAAACTGATATTCTTTCTAATGCTCTAGTATCTCCCTGAGCCTGTAATTCAGCTAACATCATACCATATTTTTGTTCAGACCACGCTATAAGAGCTTCAAGATTCATACCTTCAGATAAAGATGCTATATTATCCCCATTTATTGTATTTACATTTAGCCCTTCACTACTAAAACCACTGGAGTCTCCTGTTCCCGTACCTGTTGCATTTTGGCTGTTTGGGTTTAATAATTGATCACATTTACTTTCGTGTTCTAATTTCATAAATAAGGTTAAAGCTACTAATCTATCTAATTGATCTTTTAGTGATTTTAAGGGGATAATAGCTTTTTGGATTAAATCTAAGATTTTATTTACTTTTTTTGTATAAAGTTGTACCATAATTGTTAAACTTAATACTAAAGCTGAATATTCTGCTATTTTTCCCCCTGCTAAATCCGCTAATTCTTTAGCTAAAAATATAGGTCCCGAAGGGGGTCCCGCTCCATTAGGGGGAAGAGGAATATGACCATATACTTTTATCATGATTTTAGCTGCGATTACAGCTGTACCTAATGTAGCTGTAATAGGTTGTAATACAGAAGCTATGTCATTTATTTTAGCTAAAACCCCTGAATCATCTGTTATTTTTTTTAATTTACCTTCAACAGCTTCTAAACTATCAAGAGATTTTTCTATTGTTTTTTGTAGTTTATCTATTTTATTTGTTATTTTATTTAATTTATTATCAAATTTTTCTTTTCCTTTACCTGTACAATTAGCTTCTGTTGTATCTGATTTTAATTCATCTATAAGATCAGCGGGTGATGGGATTTGTTGTTTTAATTTAATAACTTGTTTTTTGCCCTGGTCTTTTATCTTTTGTTTCGATGTTGTAATAACTCGGGTTACTGTACTATTTAATAAATTTCTTACTGACGCTGTAGACATTTTATACTAATTTTGTGTTTATACTCATTATATCTTGGATATCTTGTTTTAGACTTTCTATTTCTATTTTTCTTGATTGAAATGTTGAAAAATTACCTGGGTTTATGCCTGTCATTCCCCCCGGGGGAGTTACTACATATGTTACTTTAGTGCATATATCATCTATTACATCATCTATTAAATCTAAAACGCCTTCTAATAATACTCCTAATTCGTCTCCTAATACTGCTGGTTGGGTAGGAAGGGTATCATCATATTCTAACCCTAAATATATTTTGGGGGAATTGATTATAAATTTACTTCCTTCATTTGGGCTAGTATCAAAATGAAAACTACCATTAGTGCTAAAACCTATAGCTTTATCTGAAAAAAGTAAAATGCTATCATTTTTTGCGTTAAATAATAGCCTATCTGAATTTATTATTACTTGATTTCCTTGAAATATTCCTGGGGCTTCTGGTATGTAAGTCATATTATATTAATTTAATTAAAAACTATTAATTGGTTTGCCTCTTCTTCTAGATCATGAGTATATTGACCCCTTCTTGAAGATTCATTATTTTTATAGTATTCATGTAAGTTTTCTTTTTCTGAAGCTAATGATTTTGTTTTTTTGTTATCATTTTCATTATAAGCTACATGGACCCACTCTGAATCAGTATTACCACTACTAAATTGTCCTTTTTCAGGAAACTCCCAAATTATTTGATTCCAGGTGGGTAAATTATTTATAGCCCAGTTATATACTTCTGATGCAAATCCTTCTGTGTATATTATGTCACAAGCCATTCCTTGTATATGTTGGGATGTTTCTACACCCCCTACAACTTCATTTAATTCTTTACACCTATATACTGATGTTACTCCTATAGAATTACCACTACTACCTTCTAAATTATTGAAATGTCTCATTATAGGATCTACAACTTTATTATGTAATAATTCTAAATTACCTATAATATATTCAGGGGTTAATTTAGAATCTGAACCCACATCAACTCCAGGCATGTTGTTAATGCCTCTATTTTCTGCTTCTCTACTGTATATATATGATTTTAATTTAAACGCCATAATTTATAATATTCCTAATGCTATTTTTGCTTCTTGAATTAATATACTAATTGATGCAGTAAATGAAGTTTGACCATCATACACAGTTATCATATCTTTATCTTTAACTACTATTTTATTTTTAGGACCTTGTGTTACTACATAAAAACCATAAGGACCATTAACTAAATTAGGAGTAGTCGAATCAGGGGTATATGATTCTTCAGCATCCGCATGTATAGGGGGCGGATCTTGGGGTCCTAAAGGTCTTTCTACATCTATTCCTGTAGGGTTTTCATATGATTCTGGTAAATCTCCTAAATCATCTCCAGGGAATATTGTTTGGGCTTCTGTTGGTGATATGTCGTAATCCGCTATGTCTTCTTCTACTATTTCTTCTGGTATTTCTTCTGGTTCTGGAGGAAGGGGAGGTGGAGAAACTAAAGGTATATCTTCTTCTACCTCTTCAGGTAATGGTTCATTTTGTATTATAGGTTCTATTTTTTCCTCGATTATTAAATTAGCACCAAAAGATAATTGATATAAAGATGCAGGTATAAAATCTGAGATTTGTTGGTTAGAACATAGATATATACTTGAATCATCATTGTCTATGTCTTCTACTATATGTTCAAAAGATTCTTTGTTTTCTTCTTCTTTTTGGCCATTTCTTATTATAGTTATAGGATTACCTATTTCACCTTCATTACTCCATCTATTTATATCTTCTAATTGGTTGTAAGTAGTGGCTCCAAATCTTATAGAATTACCATATCGACCTTCAATAATAGTATCTCCTTCATAAGGTCTTAAAGGTCTTATTTTTTCAATTTCTTTAAAATATTCTCCTAAATTAATAGAATATTCATTTTTGGAATTTTGTGCACCTGCTTCTAATTCTTCATTAGATAAAACTGGTTTATTATTAACTAAAATATCAGGAAAAGCATTATGTAAAGGGTGGTTATAAATCTTAATAGGAGGTAAATAATATCTTACTGTATTTCGGGTATTCCCTTCATAATAAATTTCTGAAGGTCCTCTTACTAAATATACTATTTCATTAACTACGGGATATTGATTTATACCAGAAAATAATGGTTTTGCAAAGCTTAAAGTATCAGTAGAAAAATTATCAGGGGCTGATGTATTAAGTTTAGTATATAATATAGTTCCAACAGCGTCACTTTTCCCTAAAGCATTGTATCTTTTAGGATTTGTTTCGTTGTTTAAAATAACTTCTCGTACTCTTACAGCTTCTAAACTAGTCCTCATTTGATTTATTTTCTATTTGTTTTGGTTTTTCTACTGTTTTTGAAATTTCTTCAGCAACATCCATTAATTGACTCATTTCCTCTTCAGTTAATAAACCACCATCACCACTAGAAGATATACTTGTAGATAAACGTTGTACAATGGCCGCCATTTTTATTAACTGGTCATCGTTTTTAACACTAATTTCCATATATTCTTTAATTAAAGGAACTACAACAGTAGCATCACCTAAAGATTGGACTAAAGGGCGTAATTCAGCTATTAAAGAGGCTAATTGTTTTGCTTTTTTCTTTTGATTACCGTGAATTTCTTTTAATAAATCAGAAAAAGATTTATCATCGAATAATATTTGATTTAATGAATCCATACATTTTTATTATAAATATGGAGTTTTTATATTCTTACATATCCTGTTTTATCAAATTCGGCATATAGTGTTTTATATACTGTTTTTAACTTTTTAGTTACTTTAGTAATAACTGGGGTGTCTACATTAGTCATTTCTCTAATATAGATATATAATGCTTTTTTATTAAAAATTTCTAAGTTTTCTCTTCTTTTAAATAATATATTAATAGCATCACATACTTTTCTATCTTTATCTTTTTTAAACATAGTAAACATATGTTTATCAATATATTCTGTGAGGTAATCTATAAAATCTTTCATTTCTTTTTTACGTCCATCTCTTCCTAATTGACGTATTACCCCATCATCTTCATCTGCTTCTTCAAGGCCTACTTTGGCTTTTTTCTTCTTATAATTATTATTGTTATAAAGTATAAGATAGTTTTTACCTACAATACTAAAATAACTAAATGCTTTTGATCCTCTTTCAGGTTTAAAGTAATCTAATTTTTCTAAAAGAAAACAAATTACTTCATGTTTTAAATCTTCTAAATCATCTACTTCTGTATAATAAAATTTAAATGTATGGATGAGGTTTTCTGCTAATTTGTAAAAGGCGTAATGTATTCTTGTAGAGAATATATAGTCTCTTTCTTTTTGATTTGAAGTTGATAAATATTCCGCTATAGCTCTATCTGTATCTGGGGTAAAGTATTGTTTTTTCTTTGTTCTCTTTCTTCCTCTTTTTGGTTTTAAAACTTCAGTTGTTCCTATAATAAAATCAATAGTAGTATCTATTGGGGGTAGGGGGGCGTATTTAGTTTTATTTGACATTTATATATTTTATCTTAATGTAAATTCGTTTAGTGCTTCTTGGATTTTTGTAAATTCTTTAAACATCCAACCTATTTCATCATCAGCTTTAAATATGCCTTTATTATCAACTTCATTTAACCTTATATTACAGGCTTCTATAGCTTCACTTTGTTTAATAATAAAATTTTCATATTCTGTGATTATGTCTTCTGATTTTTCGATTTGGTTTAATAAATTTTTAATTATAAAAAAAATAAGTATTAAAACAATTACTAATGTAGCAATCAATATTATATTAAGTGTATTCATATTTAGTCTTTAAAAAATGAATCTATAACATCAATAGTTGCTTTTGATAGATTCGGATTATTTTCTGTGTTTATTTTTTTAGCTGCTCTAAGTGTTTTATCTCCTTTAGTAGCATTAGCTGGTTTTGATTTAGGAACACTATTAGATGCATTATTCCATAATTCAAATTCGATTTGAGCAGCCATATGGTCTGCTTGGTGCATTAATAAAGGTAAATGGGTTCTTAGTCTAGTTTCTTTCATACTAGACATAAAATAAAATTTATTAGATTCATCATATAAACCATCATGAATTTTAATTGTAATAAATTCATTTTGGGTTAATTTACACCCAATTTCCTGAAGTATAAATAATGATCTTTCTGGCACTTTCATTGCGGGGATGTCTGTGTTGAATTTATAAACCATACCTAATTTATCAACATGCCATTGTGAGTCGTTTGGTTGGTAGTATTCGCCTTCTTGTTGGCCCATCTTGCCTAAATCATGGAATAAAGCGGCGAAATGCATTTCTTCAACAGTATATGTGGAAACATCACCCCCCATGTCTTTCCACGTTTCATATAATTTATTAGCACAATCAAAGACACGCAAAACATGGTCAGTATAACCACCTGCAAATGCTGAATGGTGCCAATTTTTGCTTGAAGCAGGCATCATCATCATTCTTTCTTGGTATTTTTCTAAAAAGGGAAGTAGTATATCTGTTCTTTCTTTAGTAAATGAATCTGTGATTTCATTAATATAACGATCCCAATTTTTTTGAATTTTTTCTGCTGATAACATAACTTTTATTTATTAAAGGGGACGTATATTTTGAATCCCTCTAGGTCCCATATTTCCTGTATCTGAAAGAGTGATTATATTTTGCATTTCTTCAAAACGTTCTTTTAATAATCCCTCTTCCATAAATTTTAAAGCTTCTTTATTTTCACCTCTTTTAATAAGGGTTCTTAATTGAGCTAATGCTTGATCTATTCTATCTAATGCTGTTTGTGCTTGTTTTGCGTATTTCATGTAATTTTATTTTATTTATAACGTATAGTAAATTATTTTGGGGAATCCAAATATTTTTTGAATTTTTTATTACACCAAATTAAATTTTGTTTTAATATTTTTTTACGATTATTATCTAATTTATTAAAATTAGTTGTTTCTACTAAAGCACCTATTGATATTATACGGGTTATTTCATCTTTATTCCCATGTTTTTTAATAAGTTTTTGTAGTTTGTTTATTTTTTGTAAATATTTATTTCGTTTAATTTCAGAAGCATAATCGAGTTCATAAATTTGTTTTTCTTCTTCAATTTCATCAAAAACTTGAAATATATTAGTTGATGAACGAGTAACAGTGCTTAATTCATCAGCTTGTTCCATTCGTTGTAAGGCTTTATCTATATTTTTTGAATTATATTCTTCTTCCATATTTAGGGGATAATAATTCTTTTTAATAAAACCTAATTTTTATTAAAAGATTTTACTAAAATTAAATTTCATAGCACTTTGTGAAGAACCCATCTGATTTAATAAATCATCACTTGAATCTAAAGCACTAAAAGAAATACCAAAGAATTTCATATTACCATCTTTTTTTAAATTAACTAAATGGTTACCGTCTCCTGGTTTTCTTGACATTTTATCTTTTAAAAATTTTCTAGCCATAGCAAAGGCACCTTCTTTAGAAGTAGTATATTCTATCATTGAATCTAAATAATCTATATTCTTTTTTATTTGACTAAAAACAGGATACATGTTTGCTAATTGATCTAAATCTACTTCTGAAAATGCTATTACATGATCAAAAGCATTTATTAAATCTGTTCCCGCAAAATTTGTTGGGTTTATTGTTTTGTCTTTAGCCCCTTCTGCTCCAAAAACTCTAGCTAAAGTAGATATACCAAATATAACACTTAACAATCTTAAATTTTCTTTATCAGCACCATACCTTCCAATAGATAATTTTGAGTTATGACTTTTATATGCTTTAACTTCAACACCATCTCCATTAAAAAATAAATCGGGGTCATCACCACTTCTACCTTCATCTACTTTTATATTTGAATTTGAATAATGATATAACCAATATAATGATACTTCTCCTTTACCTACACCCGCAGTTTCAACTCCTTTTTCTGTTTTCTTTTCTGGTTTTGCTTCCCATAAATCTCGCCAAACTTTTAAATCATCACTTTTAACTTGTTCTTCAAAAGTACCTTTAGTAAATTTATATGAATTTTTAGAAATGGGAATAGTATCAACACCTAATTTTCTTTTTATAAGTTCATCATATTCAGATGATCCTCCTACTTTTTGTGTTAAATTATCATCATTATCCTTTTCCCCTGGGGGTTCTTCTTCAGTGGATGTAGGTTCTAAATCATCTATAGGTTCTTCTTCATCAGGAATTTCATCGTCAGTAGAAATTGATACTTGTTCTTGTAAATGAAATATAACTTCTTCAGTAGGTAAGTCTAATTTTTTTAATATATCTTCTAATAATAAGACATCAGAAGGGTTATCCAATGACGGATATCCCTTATCTGACCTATAAGACCATTCTAATAATAACTCATCAAGAGTCATATATTTAACCTTTAATGATATTCGCTAATTTTTGGAATCTTTCTTGAAGTGCTTCAGCAGCGTCATCTCCATCTACATCACCGTCTCCGTCTACATCACCTGGGATATCACCCATATCAGAATCTGCGTCTTCATTATCGTCTGCATTATCATCTGCATTATCATCTCCTTCGAAATAATCTTTTAACATATCATAAATTTGACGTAATGTTTCTTCTGAATCCTCACCACCATCAACATCAATATCTTCTGGAGCTACATCAATTGCTGGTTCTGCTTGTTCATTTTGAAAAGCTGTATATTCCTCAGCTATCATTTTTTTTAGTTCAGTTAAGTTCATCTTTTTATTTTTAATTATTTAGTTTTTTCTTTTTTTATATTGAGGTTTTCTTCCTCTTCTTTTTTTACCTTTTGCTGCATCAAAAACATCTTTTGTTTGGTTTGCAGCATTCTTTAATGCGTTTTTAACATCAACAAGTTCTGATTTCATCACTTTAACTCGTTGTTTTGCTTCTTGTATGGCTTCTGCTGCTCGTTCATCTAAATCTGTTGATGCCCAAAGAGCTGACCATAATCTTTTAAAGTAACTTTTTATTTTTTTCATATAACTAATTTTAATTTTTATTCTTCACCTTCACGTCTCATTGCTGAACCTGCTGCACCTCCTATATCACGTAAAAATCCAAAGATTTTTGTTAAAGTTTCTGCTGCTTTAGGGTGTTTTTCTTTAAATTCTGGATCTTCTGCTGCTTGTTCTAATGCAACCATTATACCAGCAGTACCAAATAGTCCCATTATTCCTGCTACGGCACCAAAGATACTTTCGTTCATCATATCTTTTTTATTACCTTCATCGGCTTTTTCAGGTGTTTCATTTACTGATTCAAAAGATCTAATACCTGCTAATTCTTGTAATCTTTCTGATAATACTTTTTTTGACATTTTTAATTTATTTAAGTTGTTGTTTTTCATTTTTATAATCTTAATCCGTTAGCTAAACCTTCTAAATATGCTTCTTTTGCTATTTCATAATACATTCTAACCCCCATAGCTCCTTCTCTTAAGTTGGCACCATTTTTCCTACATATTTCAAGAAGCTTAATATGTTGTTCTCGGGTCATATCTGTTTCTGCTATCTTATAACGTTCGTTTGTTTTTTCTAATAGGTCGTCTTCTTCTTCTTTTGCGATAGATGTTAATCTTACTCCTAATGCTTTAATAGTTTCTGGTAAAGTAGCTCCAAATACATCATTTAAAACAACGTTATTTCCTTTTCCATCTGCTCCAAAGGTTTTTACGTGTTTTTCTAACTGTTTTTTAAATTTTTCATTTGCTTTTTTAAGTAATTCATTATAGTCATCTGCTCCTCCTTCTTTTCCTTTAAGTTTAGATTTATATACGTCTAATAATTCATCTTTTTTAGCTAAAATGCTTTCAGGAGATGGTTCATCTTTTGTATATTCACTTTCTTTTCCTTTTTTACCTCTATATAATAAATTTTCTATAGCATCTTTTTCTAAATCAAATCTGTTAGATTTAGATTTTTTAGCTCCTTTTGAAGCTGCTTTGTCTGCTTTTTCATCATCTAAATCTATATCTTCTTGTTCATTTAAAGCTTGACTAACTAAAGTTTTTATATTTTCTTTTAAAGCTTTCATTTTTATGTCAGCTTTTGTAGACACTTCTAAATTTTGAGTTTTTGGTTCAGTCATTTTATCATTTTTAAAGTTTTGATCTACTTCTTTCATTTTAAATTCATCTTGTTCAGATAACCATGATTTAAATGAAGGTTTTGAACCTTGAGTATTTCTATATTTAGTTTCATAAGTAACTATAGCAGTGTAATAATTTGAAACTTCTTCTAAGTTTTTAAGAACGGATTCTGTTGCTTTTTCTCTTTCCTCAATTGTTGATTCTGCTAATCTTGAACAACCAATGGCTGTTAGTTCATAATCCATACCTTTTCTAAATTCGTATGGGTTTACTCTATCTAATCTATCACCTAAATGTTCATATGTATTTCCTTTTTCTGCACCTGAATATATTGTTCCTTCTTTTCCAGATGGTTTAGCATGCTTTGGTGAATATCCGTTAAATTTATTATTTGCCATTATTGTAATGTATTATTCCTATATAAATATAAAATTATTTTGGAGACTAGTTATTGTTTAATTATTCTTTTAGTTACTCTTAATTTATCATGCTTAATGACTAAATTATATATTCCTTTTGGAATATAATTAAGCATTATTCTTTTTGTATTTTGTTCTGATATTATTAATTTACCCATCATATCATATATTTCTACATCAATTTCTAATCGTGTATCTATATTTAAAATATCATTTGTTGGGTTAGGATATACTATAATTGTTCCTGATTCAGATTCTTCTATTGATACTGGCCAACCATTTTGACAATAATCATACATTGATTGGCAACTTGTATCCCAATCATCCGTACAACAATATGAATCTATATCTATTACCCAAGCATAACATCCATCGTTTAACCAATATGGAATTCCTGGTCCTCCATAACATCCTGCATTATATAAACAAGTAGTATTGTCAGGTAAATTAACTAAAGGATCATAGTTATATGCATTAGGATCTGCACATCCTTCTATAATTACAACACATGTGCCATCATCAAAACATGCATCTGAATCATAATTAAGTGCTGTTGAATCTGTACAACCCGCAATATAACAACATGAATTATCTAATGTGTTTGCTAATGGGTCATAATTTAATGCTATATTATCTGTACATCCTATTATAATTTCTACACAAGTTCCATTATCAGTATTTGCTGTTGCATCATAATTAAACGCATTTAAATCAGTACATCCATAAATAAATTCTATACAAGAACCATTATCTGTATTTGCGGTTGCGTCATAATTAAACATTACAGGGTCAGTACAACCATATATAGGCATTATACATGAACCATCATTATCTGTAGCATTAATATTAAAATTAAGTGCTGTTTGATCTGTACAACCTAATACTTCTAATTCATCACAAACCCCATCACTATCAACATCATTTAAACAGACATTATAACAATCATAATATGTTGGGGGGTATAAACAACCATTTGATATAGTTGCTATTGAATTATAATTACATGCTGTATTGTCCATACATCCAATATAATAACATGAAAAGTCATCAAAATTTGCTAATGGATTAAAATTATCAGCAATAGGATCTGTACATCCATTTATAAAAGGGATGCATGAATTGTCTTCGACATTTGCTAATGGATTATAATTTATGGCAAATTCGTTTGTACAACCATAAATGTATTCTATACATGATCCATCATCTACATTTACATTAGAATCATAATTAAATGAGTTTATATCCATACAACCTTCAACTGTTGGGATACAAGTTGTCCCACAAAATGGTATTGCTGTATATTTTGTAAAAAATGGTGAGTCAAATGATTGTAAAGCTCCTTGACCATTGTTTGCAAAAGGATTCTGACCTTCATACATTAATTCAACACCATTAGCATTAGTTAATTTAAATGAGTTATGCCATGTTTGAAATTGTACTTCTTGTGGGGGTTGTTGTGGTCCTCCTACTTCAAAATAAAATACTTCTACTGGAATCCCTGGATCTAAAATTAAATTAAATGTTTGTTGATAATTTCCAGGACCCATTGTATATGTTCCTAAATCTATACCATTTTGATAAACTCCTATATATGAATTACCCCATCCATCACCACCTGCATCTCCAATCCATAATTCATAATTACAATCTGGTATCAAGTCCATCATTGTTGCTGTTGGATCATAATTAAATGCATTAGAGTCAGTACAACCATATATGTGTAAGTTAATACAAGAACCATCATCGTTATTTGCTAATAGATTAAATTCTTGATAATCATCATCTGTACATCCATCTATTGTGGGGATAGTAGAACATGGGGTTGCTGATTGGGCCCCTGAATATAAAGTGTCTCCAAATCCTGGATTATCCATATACCAAATAGTATCTCCTGAACAATCATATATAATAATTGAGCCATCCATTGTTCCACCTGATGTAGAACCCGCCATGCCATCACCATAATCATCGTTAACTATTAATTCAAATCCTGCATTTTGATCTACACAAAAATTATATGTATATGTTTGTCCTATATCATTAAAATCATATGTTCCTACAATAGCTTCATCTATAACTCCTAAACTATTCATTATCCATGAAGTTTCACTAGGCCAATTATCAAATGTAATTTCCATTGTAATTTGATATTGGTTTGAAGTATCACAGGTAGTTCCAGAACATGAACCATCATCTTCTGTTGCCCAAGGATTATAAGATATTTGTGTTGGGTCTGTACATCCATCAATACACGGAGTAGGAGTATAAGTAATGGTATCAGACATAGTACCATCTGCAAACTCTACTTGTAAATAGTGTTCTACACTCCAATTAGGGGGCATTTGACCATTACCTGCATTAACTGCAAAATTAGTTGCATTAGGTGGTACACCATATTGATATGGTCCAACACCTTCGGCGTTTGTATACCAAACCTTAACAGTTTCGCATGAAGGATTATATGCTTCTGTAGTCCACTCAAATATAGCTAATGCTTGACCTCCTGGATAACAATTTTGATATGCGTTAGATGATAAAATCCCACCACAGGCAGGATATGTACAACTACCATCATCTGCAGTTGCTAGTGAGTCAAAATTTAATGCATTTATGTCTATACATCCAAATACATCTGGTGCAGGTGGTGCACACGGTGCAATTGTTAATGTATCTATATATGATAATCCAAAATCCCCTGCGACATACATAATTGTATCTTGACAATCATTTTGTATTAAGAACCATCCATCTGTTCCTCCCCATTGTGAAGCACCTAACCCATCACCATATGAATCAAATATAGATACAATTATATCTCCTCCTATAGGAATAATAGTATCATATAAGAAGTTAGATTCAGTAATTGAATCATTACCTATAATAATAGGTGAACCTCCTGGAGGTGTTATTTGCCAAGAAGTTTCTCCTGGATAATTATCTGTTAATAGTTGTATGTTTATCCAACTATTTTGTGCTAATAACATTGTTGGCAATAACGCCAATATTAATAATAACTTTTTCATATATTTATAATTTTAAAATTGATCCATTAGGATTTCATCTATTACCTCCTGAACATCTTTTTTTGTTGCTTTCATAGCAAAAGAAATATCAGCTTGAAATCTTTTAACTTCTTTACCATTGAATACTATAATTGTTGGTACAACTACTATTTCATATAAGTCTTGTGAATCTGTGTCTGTTGCTATATCTATATATTTTACACCACAATCACCTAAATCGTTTACCCATTCTACATCATTTGATGAGTTCCATCCAGCGTTAAATTGTACTACACATATATCTGATTTACAAGGAGATTTTTGTGCAAAAGTAAGACTTGAAATCGATATTAAGCCTAATAATAATAATAATTTTTTCATATTGTTTATTTTAATCTATCTATTTTTTCTTCAATACGTTTCAAATCTTCTTTAATCTCTTCAACATCGTCTTGAGTATTTTCGATTGTTAATCGAATATTTTTATCTTTCATATCAAATTCCATCCTAGTAACATCCGGTTTTGGAGGGGTTGGTAATTCTTTAGCTAAAGTAATTTCTGCTTGTAATGTAAACCACATTCCCACAAGTGTAAAAATTAATACTGCTATTCCTCCTAATGTTTTTAAACTTATTTTAAATGATGTGTCTTCGTTTAATTCTTTTGCCATTTTTTAATATATTACATAATTTAAACCAAATGAAAAATCGTGCCAGTTACGATTCCAATACTTATTATATTTTCCTTCTAAAAATATTCCCAAACTTTTATTAAATCTATAACCAAATATTAAACCACCTGAATAATCTACCCACTGTCCATCATTAAATTTGTGATATGAATATTCTCCATTATTATTATAATGATAAGGCATTACATTTCCCCAACTATGAACCCAAAAATCATCTGTAAAATGATAATAATCAAATCCTATAACTAAAGAGTGTTGTAATGTTTGGCTTAATTGGTTTCTTTTTTTTTCTGTATAATCTGCTAGTGCTTGGGGTATAATAACTGCTTCCCAAACTTCTGTACTAGTTGCGACTGAATTATTTGATGGATCAAAATATTCTGTACCACCTTGTCCATCAAATGTAACTGAATATCCTTCTTGTAATGCTAATTGTGAATAATGTAAATTACCATTTGATAACATCCATTCTTCTAAAGGATTATATCCATAAGGTTCTGATAATCTTTGTACCGCTCCTACATTAAATGAAAGTTTATTTCCTATTTTTAATCTGTATCTTTCTGAAGCTTCAAAATATTCAATGTCTGCAAAACCATCTTGGATATATTCTATTTTTGCTATCCATTTATTAGCAACATATCTTAAAAAATGTTGTTGATTTAAGAAATTAATACCTTGTTGTCTTGTATAATCTAATTCAAATAAAAATTCAAATCCTTTAATTTTACCTATAGTAGCAGCGTCTGAAAAAGAATTTTCGGTACCATTATAAAAAGTATTTGCTCTATTTTCATATCCTAACCTTGCTATTTTTCTAACACCAAAAGTTAATGAATAATCAAAGGGTGTTTCTATTGTTTCTGTTTCTAATCCATTTGTTATAGAAAATACATCTACATCAGATATAGAATTACCACCATTTACGGCACCATAAAACGTTGAATATTTAAAAACCTTTTTTAATTTAGGTTTCCATTCTTGGGCGGAAGCATTTAACGTAAATAACGCTAAAATTACTAAAAAAATCTTTTTCATATACGGATATTATAATATACGAAAATAAATATAGAAAAAAAAGAGCAGCCTAAGCTGCTCTCTAGGATTTTTACGACTTGATCCTTGTTTGCCGTTGGTGTTGAGTGCCCTATCAGACAGCCATCGCAAATACTGATTCTTCAGTAGCTACAGTTTCTGTTGCCAGAAATCTGATTGCTGCTAATGAAGCAAAAATACCTGCTTTCACCGTTTCAACTTGTTTGCCAGTTGTTGCATTGAATCTTCTTTATATCCTTACTATCTGTCAAAACCAGTCATCCCCTATCATTAAAGTGGAGAATATGAGACTCGAACTCATGACCTCTTCGGTGCAAGCGAAGCGCTCTAGCCATCTGAGCTAATCCCCCCTAGTGGAGATGCCGGGAATCGAACCCGGGTCCAAAATAGCAGCTAATATAAATACTAGCGATTCATTTAATTATATAAAATAGAAATTATTAATCCAAATCTTCCCATTGTAGTCCTTCATTTTTGTTTAAATTATAATCTTCTATTTGTTCTTTTATTTGATATAATATTGTTATGATATCTGTGTTTGTTAATGTACTGTCTCTTTCAATATCGTCAATAAGGTTTTCGATTTTATCTTGTATTTCTTCCATTAGAATTTTCTTTTACTACTTTATCATGAGCATACCGCCATTTATCTCTAGTTTCTTTATAACGGTGTTTATCTTGATATCTCATTTTTTCTAATTGAGCATCAAATTCTTTTTTAAGGCCTTTTTTATTAATTGATTCTGTAACTTCCCAGAATGTATCTTCCCAATGTCCCATATTTTGTTATTTAATCCATTCGTTATATGCCCTTACATATGCATCTAATTTTGAAAGCCAACGTCCCTCAAAAGAGGCTTTTTCTAATTCCTCTTCAGCAAATTCTTTTACTTCATTTCTTAAACCATAAGCGTGTGCTTCAAGTAAAATTAATTCAATTTCTTCTTCGTCTTCCACGTTTTTTTGGTTCATCTTCTGGAAAGAGTCTATAATGTTCTTTCCAGTACGCATTTTCTGTATTTTTAATCTTTTCTTTGTCAGATTTAGTTGTTCTTTTTTTTCTTCCTGATTCATGATATTTGGGTAATTTTAATTTTTCTAACTTATTGTATAATTTTTCTAACTTATCATAGGTAGGGTCAAAATGTTCTACTAAATAAGGGCCATTGGAAAATTTGTCTAAATCATAATGCCAAACACTTTTACCTCCTAATTCTGGTTTTGAGGGAACATCATAATATGTTCGGGTAAATTTTCTTTTTATTTCAATATTTTCTTTAGGTCTTCCTCTCATGATATTAAATTTTTTTGTAAAAATAAATTATTTAATGTTTTAGTTACTTCATTTATATTATCTGGATTTATAAATGATGCTTCTTTACCATACATAATTTTAAAATTATTTATTAATTCTTTTTCTCTATAATCATTTGTAGGTGAATTAATGAAATAACTTAATATTTTAACACCTTTTTTCTTTATATTATAAACTGCTTTTGTAGTATCTAATAATGCTGTTTTACCTTTATAAATAAAACCCCTACTTTCAAATGTAGGATAACCATCACTCATATTAATTAAATAACTATCTAAATAATAAGATGAATTAGGTATATATTCGTTTAATGTGTTTAAACACATTCCCTCAGGTGTTAGTCCTTTTGGATTATAATATGCTAAGTTTTTTAAATCTTTTAATGTGTGTTTTTTACTATTAAAAGCCAAAATTAATAGGGGAATTTGTGAAGTTTTTGATGATAACCTGGGATCTTTACCCGTAGTTCTAATAGATATATTTAAATCTATATTATTCATATATAAAGATACATAACCTAAGGCAATTGTATTTGTAAGTACAGATTTCCATTTATTATCTTCTTGCATACTACCACTTCCATCTATAGATAAATGTATACTAATAGGTTTATAATTTGATTTATCTATTTTATAAAATAGGTCATTTTCAAAATTAGCAGCATATATTCGTCTAGGATCTATTTTACCTGTTTTTAATCTTTTGGATGCTAATGTTATTTGTTCGTTTCTTATCTGTAATTTATTTAATAATTTTTTTCCTAAAGATATACCCTTATTTGCTGTGTTGTTGTATATAGATGATATATGAAAAATGTCATATAAATTAGAATTAATTAATGTTTTATTAATTCCATCAATCACATGTACTTTTATATTATCTCTTTTAACCCCATTAAAGTCAGTTGTTTTTATTTTTTTACTTTTAATATTTAATTTTGATAAAGCTTCTACTTGTTGGCGTTCATTTTTAGACATAGATGATTTATGAATTTCACCATTAATAAAATTTTCTTGTTTATTAAATGCTTTTTTAGTTTCTTCCTTAGATGGAAATTTACTACTAACATTTTGTTTATTTTGTTGAACTTGTGATTTACGTTCTTCAGGAGTCATTGATGCAAAATGGTCTGATAAATATTTATATATTTTAACAGCAATTAATAAAGATTCATGTGTATTAATTAGTCTGTTAATATTTTTTAAATCAATTATCTCATAAATTTGTTGTAATTTAGCTAATGCATTAAGGTCTGTGTTTTTATTAAAAATGTTAATAATTCTAAATATATAAGATTCCCAATTTTCTTCTCTATATTCGGGTCCTTTTAATGATTTATCTACTATTTTACTGTAGAAATATCTTTTATACATTGCTCTATAATATCCTTGATATCCTGGTGCTTCATTATAAACTAAATCATCAATACGTCTATCTTCTATGAAATTTAATAAAATATTAATAGTATGTTTACCAGACATTAAATTTTTAGGAGCTAATGTATTATTTAAATATTTTAATTCATTAAAGTTAGTATATTTACAATGAGCTGCTTCATGAAGTGCAGTACCTACCACACTATCTACGGTGTTCGCTGATATAGATGATGATAATGTGATTTTTTTACCATTTGTCATAGAATCCCCATCATTATTTGAATAAAATTCAACTGGGATTTCTTTATCTGTAAGGATTTTTACAAAATTTGTAATAGCTTTTTGGGTATTGGCTAATTCTAATAAATTAAGTGTACCTTTTATATCACTATTTAACCAAAAGTTTGAATTATTCATATTTTATACATTTTTATACGGTAAGATACGAAAGATATTTTGCTTCTCCAAATTATTTTGCAATTTTCTTTTCAACATAAACACATGTATCTCCTTGATTAAAACCTTTTTCAATTAATAAAGGTAAAGACATTGGTTTGGCCCAGGCATAACATGTAAAATTATTAAAATGTTTTTTAACATATATCCAACGAGTATCCCATAGTTTTCTATATATACCCTGTCTTCTATAATTAGGATGGACCCAAGCGTCTAAAAATTTAATACGTTTATTTGATTCTCTTTGAAGATGAATGTGACCTACACATATATTACTTATATGTGCTACCCAAGCATGTAATGTATGCTGAGTGGTTCCCGAAGGGGGAATATGCATAATAGATATAGGTTGCAAAGTCGATAATATAAAATTTAATTAAACTTCGCAAATACATACTATTGTTTTTTACTTTTTAATTATTTTTATAAACAGATTCATCTGTGATGTGGTTTATATATAACCTAACGGCAGAAACTCCAACTAAAAATATTGATGTTCCATATAATTTCATTTCAAAACACGCTAATGCAATAGTTAATAAATAAAGTGGTGTTTCTAAGATTCTAATAGCTCTTTTCATATTTTCATATTTTAATTATACCATAAGATACGAAAGATATTTTGCTTCTCCAAATATTTTTGCGGAAGTCTTTAATTAATCACAAGGTTCTTTACAACCAGGACTATTTTTATAAGGAAACCATTTATTCCATAACTCTTGTCTTCTATCACACCCACAATCTTTTTCTCCATAAATCCATTTAACTAAACGTTTAATACCAGTATAACGTGTGAATTTTTCAAATGTGTCACCAAAACCTTTACTTTTATTTTGGTTTTCTTCTAGTGTTTGTTTTATTTGGTCTCGTAGATCCATTATTACCTTTATTTATTTTGTTATTTTTATTAAAATTAATGTTATTATTACGCTTATTATTATTTTTATTAAAATTTCCATAATCAAACGTTTTATTAATATTGTTATGTTTATTAATTCTGGTTGAATTACTTGATTTCCAATCTCTAGGAAAAACAAATGATTTATCTTTATTATTTTTTATTTTTATTGTTGGTGTAAAATCTTTTGATATATTATTATTAAGTGTAGGTCCTCTATGTCCATATACATAATGACCATTATCACAATGTATGTGTATGTGGGAATGTGTGTAATAATGGTAAGGAGGAATAAATTGATAATAATACCACCATGGGTAAAAATGAGGAATCCCATAATAATAATAAAAACTATCCCAATACCCAAAGTATGGTGTGCCTCCTAATTCATAATCAGTATACCAATATACTTCAGTTGTATGTGGGTGATCTTCATATATAGGATCTGGAGTATAAGATGTAACATAACATCCTGTCATTACAGACAATATAGTTAATGTTACTAACCAAAATATCATAACAATTACATATCCTATTTTTTTACTCATATTCTCCATATAAATTATATGTTTTTACTGGTTCTGGTTCAGGTTCTGCTATTTCATTTTCACAATACACAAAAACTTGGCCTTCTGCTGCTTTTATTAAATAATCTCTTGCTTGTGTTGATTGAAAAACCCATTCAATTCCCTCTGTTAGACTTGAAAATACGGGTTGTTCAGAATCAGCGGGTGTCCATCTATCACCAGGTGGAAATCGTTTTAAT